TTTACCAACAACAGTTTCTCAAGATGCAAAATTAAAAGGTTGTTTCCCAGAAACTACTGCTAATTCTGACGGGGACAAAGTTGCTATTAATGCAATTGCAGGAAATGTATTTGATAATACATATGCTAACTCTCCTGCAAGCGCTATCCAACCTCTATATGCTTTTGCAAATGAAAGTGTTGACACAGGTATATTGGCTTCAGCAGATGCTTACGCAAATAATTCTGGGCAATATTGGGGCGTTGGGTTAGAGTTGGATGACGGAGCAAATGATAGCGGTACATGGATGCCTAATACAACAACGCGTTATAAATTGTACATTACTACTGTATATGATGACGGAACACAAGAAAGTCTTCCTCAGTTAATGAGAATGTATCATTCTGGGATGTTTAATCAAAGTGGGGTAATAGATAAAGATTATATACAAGTCGGTGCACGAAGTGAAATTTATTTTACAAACGATGATACTTATGGCACTATTGGGCAGGATGTTGCTGCATATTTTACACCAGTAGTTAAATTTGTTGGTGCAAATTTTGATAGGTCTAATACTAGTGATGTGGATGCATATAATTTTGGAGCTTCTTCAGTAAGTGGTACAAATAATGGCAATAAACGTATTTCTGGAGTACGTATATATTGGGCAGAAAATGAAGATGGTTATTCAGATTTATGGAGATTATTTGATATTGACTTTCATAAAGGCGTTAAAGCTTATGGAATGGATAGAACCTCTGGTGGAGATGGATACGCAGGCTGGACAGCTCATAGGCAAGCAAATGATGGAGCATATGTATATGTAAAACCTGATTGGGGAAGCAGTAGCAATGTTATTGAACATCCGCCTAGATTGCTATCTTATTACGCTCATAATACGCATGAACATACTGATGCAATAATGTTAAATAGTTATCGCTCAGCTGTAGTGGTAAATGGAATAGTGTATGCAGGCAATGTTAATCAAACTATTGATGATAAGCCAACACAATTTTCAGATAGAATTATGAGGTCAGTTCCTTTTCAATATGATAAATTTCCTCAAAACAATTATATAGAAACTGCTGCAAACGATGGCGATGAAATTATTGCATTAGCAGCATATAATGATAGGTTACTACAATTTAATAGTCAAGTATTATATATACACAATATTGCTCAAGGCGACCCTTATTTAGAAGGCACGTTTAAATTTAAAGGTGTTAATAATGAAGGAGCAGTTTGTACAACGGATAATGGTATTGCTTGGGCTAATAATGAAGGAGCTTATTTTTACAACGGCTCTCAAATTATTGATTTAATTGAAAGAGATGGACAAAAGGTTATTGACCCTCAAGTATGGAAAGATTTTTGGACAACTCAGAATAATGCTGTAAATACTACAGGATATGTGCCAAGCAGTAAACAAATTTTATTTAATTCTTATGGTTTTTTATATCTATATAATCTAACTACACAATCATGGTCAAGAGGGACACAAGACAGCATAAGCTATTTAAATGGTGTATCAAACTTTATTAATGATTATAATGGTGATTTAGTTTATTACGATTATGAAAATGAAAAAATAAAAAAATGGGATATTACTCCTGATTCAGCAAGTGCTAATGACGGAGATGATGAGCTTGAAATGAATATAACTACCAAAGATATTGATTTTGGCTCTCCTAATATACGTAAACGTGTTTATAAAGTATATATTACGTATAAAGGAAGTAATACTCTTCCTACAGTTACATATGGTGTAAATGGCGAAACACCCGATAGCTCAACTACTACAGTTACAGCCATGTCTGATAATACTAAATGGTCTAGAGCGGAATATAAAATGGGAAGTGACGCTAATAATTGCTATTCTTTTCAATTAAAAATAGCAGGAGCGGCAGATGCTACGTTTGAAATTAATGATATAAGTATTATATATAGGGTAAAATCGGTAAAATAATGTTTAATATTAGAGATTTAGTACATGGCAAGCAAAGAAGAATACGTTTAGGACGTGGTAAACCATTAAGAAAAGATGGTATCGATGGAGAATTTCGCTTGAATATGTCGAGTAATGGTGTTAAATTATATGCAAAATATAAGGGCGAATGGATAAGTTTTGTTCCAGAGAAAAAACAAGAAAGTGAAACTAATTTAAATCAGACAATTAGCACAACACCAACGCAATCACAAGTGCAAGCAATTTCTGATAAAGTAGATAATATATTAGTAAAATTAAGATTAGCAGGAATTATTAAAGAAAGAAGCAAGGATTAAAGATGGCCAATGGTAACATAGATTTATTTGATACAATTTTACAACAACGGATTGACAAGAGTGCTGAACAGATTGGACAAGCAGGTTCAGATGCAAAAAGCAATCAATCTTTTGGGGGAATGCTAGGTGGTTTACTAGGGCAATACGGCGTACCTGCGTTATTAAGTTTGATACCAGGCGTTGGTCCTGGATTAGCTGCTATGGCTTCTATAGCTGGTGCAGGAATAGGTTCTTATGCAGGTTCTGAAATAGGCAGAAAAGGCACTAATATGCCTGAAACTGAATATTTACAGTCTAAAGGTAGAGACGTAATGAATATGTTAAAAGAAAACTCTTTAACATCTGGAATAACATCAGCAGCAACTGCAGGCGCTAGTGCAATATCAATGGGTGCAGATAAATATGCAGCTCATTTAAAAAATCCATTAGGTTTACAAAGCATGGCAGATAAAGTAAAAGCAGACCCATCTTTAGGCGTTACATTAAATACACCATCTGTATCATCAGCTTATAAACCGTGGGCTTCAATGCCAAGTCAAATAGTTTCTGGCGGAGGTAAAGCAGCAGGTCAAAATATATTATCTGCAGGTGTCCCAAGATTAAGTTCTGCTCCAGTTAATTTAGCTATTCCACCTGCTGTAAACGTTGGAGGTGTAATAGCTCCTATTTCTACAGCTACTGGAGGAGGCACTCAATTAGGACAGTCAATACTTACTAATCGTAGTCTTTTAAATTACGTACCAAACCTAGGTGGGTTAAATGTTGGAACTAGCGGTGTAGCTCCTAGCTCTAATCCGTTATTGAATCAACAATTATTAAATTTACCTGGATTGCCTGAAAGTTCGCAAGGCAATATACATCAACAATACATGCCACCAATTATATAGGAAAATTATGTCGATATTAAATGATTATATAGCAAAACAAGGTAGAAACGGAGATACAGAATTACGTTATGTAGATAATAAATTGTCTCACGTTAATACTGCCGAAGCATACTTAATTGATAATTATGGAGAACTAGGAGAAGCTACCACGCAAACAATAGGTAGTGGTACTATTAATCCATCTACTGGTTTACCTGAATATAGTTGGGGCTCAACTTTAGGCGGTCTTGCAACTGGAGTAGGAACAGGTTTATTATTATCAAACCCTGTAGGATGGGGCTTAACCGCATCTATTGCTGGCGGAGCAGGTACTGGGATATTAACAAGTATAGCAGCAAACAATAAAGACACTGTGTGGAGACCTAGTAAAGGTCATTGGGGTATATTTGGAAAAGATGCTGGTGCAATAGCTGCAGAAAAAAAAGCTAAACATGTTGCGGGACTTAAACAAGGTTATATAGATAACCCAAATAGAACTGCAGGTTTAGCTGATTTACATGGTAAAGATTTAGATTTTGCATCAATGAGCGAAGAAGAGAAGAAAAGAATATTTGGTGATGTTATGAAATTTGAATCTGACTTTGAATGGAGTAATAAAAATATTGATGCTCAAGTAGCTATGATGGGCGAGTATGATGAAGCTGATGAGTTAAAAGCAAGAGATAAAGCGCATGATACTTTATCTGATTATGGTACAGAAGCAACAACTTCATTGTTGGGCTTAACACAGCAAAACCAGCAAGCTCAATCACGTAGAGGATATGCAACTACTGGTCAGCCTACTATAGATAGAAATAGAAAAAACATTTTTGAAAAAGTAACAGGTGCGACTCAAAATGTATGGGAAGGTTTCCAAGATACAAAAGAAAGTTTACGTGATGATTATAGCAACCAATGGGTAAATAGATTAGCAAAAATGGCAGGCAATTTATAAATTAAGGATTTATTATGGCAACAATAGAAATTAAAGAATCACCAGTATCAGCAGCGTTAGCAAGTATACCAGACTTGTTAATGAGAGCTAGTGAATTACGTAATCAAAATGATTTGAGACAATCTCAAGAAAACAGATTGCAACAACAATTTCAAATGCAGAAAGACCAAAGTACACTTAACCAAAGTGAACAACTTTTTAAAATGGAAATGCAAAAGAAGCAAATGGGCATGGATGCTGCTGGTTATGATAATTTAGAAATTACTGATTATTTTAACAATCTTATGTTAGATGAAGGCGTTATTGAAAGTGCAGGCGGCTATTTAAATTGGACAGGTAAAACAGTAATGCCTACACATGCAGAAGCATGGACACAATATAAAAATATAGCTACTAAGGGTGGTAAATCTATTACTAGTGGTGATTATAATTTATTTAACCAAAATTGGATAAGCTTAGTACAATCACGTGACGCAAGATTACAAGGTGAAATTAAAAAGTTAACTGCGCAAGGTTATGGCACTAGCGATATTGAAGAATTATTAACTGAAAATCCAATTTTTAGTCAAAATATTAATAACTTAATGAATTATACTGGTCCTGAGTCGCAACAGTTTTATGCAGGATTTCAGCCTAAGAAAAGCAGAGGTCTATTTGGACGTATGTCAGATAGCCCTATTGCTACTAGTGCAACATTAACTGCAGCAGCTGCTTCTCCAGGACTGGCTTATGCAGGATATCAAATGGCAAACACCCCTTCGCAAAGTGTTATTGAACAAGCTAGACTTCTTTATAATAATGATATGTCAGAAGCAAGAAATGAAGTTTCTGAAGCAAGAAAAATGCTACAAGATGAAAAAGCTAAAAAAAGCTATAAAGGTAAAGCTAAAAACGTTAGGGCTGCTCAAGATATATTAAAAGAAGCAGAGTCTAAGCGTAATACCTTACAAAGCAAAGGTATTAAAAGCTATCAAACAGCATTAAAAGAAGGAACTTTTACATCTAAAATAAAAGCAAATAAGTTTATGCCTCAGTCACCAGGTTTATTACGTGGTATGGTTCCTGGATTAGCAAGTACAGCTGGCGGTGCAATTGGCGGATTTGTTGGAGGCGACGAAGGAGCTGCTGTTGGTAAAGGTATTGGTGCTAGTGCAGCTGGCATGTCAATGGGTAAATATGTTTTAAAACGTTTAGCACAATCAGCGCCTACAATTGCTGGTAAAGTTGGATTGGCTGCAATGGCTGATGGACCTACTTTACCAATGGGAGATGTAATTGGAGCTATTATGGGCATGGGTATGAGTATGATAGAAATTAAAAATGCAATGAGTGATTGGCAAAAAGCTAACCGATAAGGAGGAGTAATGTCATTATTTACCCCATATAATGTGGGACAGCCACAGCCAGAGGAGCAAACTGCTGTTGGTCAGGAACAACAATTCCAACCTACGTGGGACAATACACAAACACGTGATGCTATTAAACAATATAATAGTAGTCCTGAATTTTTTACATCTTCTGATTTAAATAATATTAGACAACATGCCGCTCATCACAATTTACCTTTTTATGAAGGTGAGTTTGATTTAGTTGATGCATTTAAACAAGCAGGCGCTGGATTCTTTGAAGGATTTACCACGTTAAATCTTATGGAGCCTGCAGATAATGAATACGAACAAATATTTAGAAACTTAGGACATCTTGCAGGATTTGCTCCTGGTATTATGGCTACTCCATTTAACTTTGGTTATAAATTAACAGGTTCTGTTGGATTATCTAAGTTAGCAAAAACAGCCGCAGCATTAAATGATAAATCAGTTCCTATGGCAGGAGCTAAATTTCTTACTACAAAAGCAAAAGAAATTGCAAAACCTGTATTTAAAATGGCATCTACTGGACACGCTGGTGCAGCCCAAGATGTTATGGGATTTTTAACAGGTAATCAAGCACGTCATATTATGGAAGGAGCATTTCATTTAGGAGCTGCTTCTGCTATATCGTCATGGCAGGGTGGTGTAGATGAAATGATGCATTCATTTACACATGGAGCTATGGCTGGAGGAGTGTTTAGGTCTATTGGTAATTTAGCATTAACAGGTTCTGAAGCATCTAATAAAGTTATACGTGGTATTTCAGGTTCGTTGTTTATGGGTTTACCATCTACTATGAGAGGCGCTACTACTCCAGAACAAATATATGAATACGTGATGGGTGCTTACTTTGGAAAGTCAGAACGTCCATGGACTGAAAAGGGAGCACGTAAAATGTTAGGCAAGATGGAAGAGTTGGCTAAAACTAATCCTGAAATGCAAGAAAAAATGTTGCCTGAATTACATCCTGAATTTGCAGAATTGCCTCCTGAAGTACAAAAACTAACAAAACAATATGCCTCTAAAGGTATTCCTGGTACTGATTTTAAGGGCTATGCAACTCCTGAAGAAAGAGCATTGATGAATGCTATGCTTGGGAAAGATATTAAACCTAAAAACTTAGAAGATATTCCTGCAGAAATAGAAGGTTATGAAGTAGAGCAAGTAATAGGCGCAGCAGGAGAGCCTGTATTACGTTATAAAAAAGGTTTTTTAGATAGGTTTATAACACGTATGGCTAGTGGTGGCGCTGAGGGTGCTGATAGGGCATGGGCTAATGCAGCGTCTAAATTAGGAATACCTGTATTTAACTTTACATTTGGTAAACATCAAGCACAAGCTATGCTTAACAAAGGATTGCCAAGAAAGTTAAGTGAAGTAGAATTAGAAAGAGCAAATACAGAAGTTGCTAAGTCAAGCGAAAGCTTAGATAGGCCTGTAGATAAAATGTCTGAATACGTATATAATTTAATTAGGCGTAATTGGTCTATTGTAAATAACACAGATGCTGTATATGCTGTAGCACCTATTCTGCGTCAAGGTAAACTAACTATGAAAGCTGTTGATGGTGGTACTGGTTGGGGTGTTGATATGGCTATACGTAATAAAAAAGATGTTTACGTATTTGATAACAGTTCTAAAGATAAACATCAAGGAGCAATTACAAATAGATGGCATAAATACAATCGTACACTAGGAAGATTCGAAGAAGTTGTTGAGCCTCCTAAGCCCCCAAAAAACTGGGCTGGTATAGGAAGTCGAGAAATCAGTAAAAGTGGCGAGAATGCTATGGAATCGTTCTTAAATAGGCATTTTGAAGGTGTAGAAGTAGCTCCTACTAAGAAAGAAGCTGCAGAAATCAAAAGCGCAAAAGAACGAGGTGAACAATTACTTGAAACTACTATTGAAAATACTAAAAAACGAGTAGAAGATATTGAAGAGACTATTGAACTAGGCGAAGCTCAATTAACTGATTTAGTTGTTGGAGAACAAATAGCTAAGGTTAAAGAGAAGACTATTGAACGTATTAAATTAGAAACTGATATTAGCGATTTATATTTAGAACTTGGTGAATTAGAAAAAGAATTAAAGATATATACAGGAACACGTGATATTTCATTTGTAGATAAAGTTGATGGCAAAGTGTTAATGGCTAAGCCTTTTGTAGAAGAAGCGAATACAGGTGACACTAGTCCTGGTATTACAATGCAGCCGACTATCACTGCAGTTCAGTTTGTTGGCAAGCATTTAGAAAGCATGTATGATACTGCGCTGTCTCCTGGAGCTAGAAAAAATCAAATAGCAGGGCAATTAGTATTTAAAATGGCAGAGTTATCTGATTTAGCAAGGGTTGACAAAATTAACCGTTCTGAAGAATTAGTAAGTTGGGTAAAGTCATATGCTAAAAAGAATAATGTTGATATAACTCTTAACACAGAGGCTAAAGGCCAATTACGACAGTGGATGTCAAGGCAAATATTAGATGCACAAGTAGAGTATATTGGTATTAAAGATGGAAATGTAAACTTTTTACTTAAAAGAGGTAAAGATGGAGAAGTATCTGTTCCATATACATCTTCAGGAGTTCCTAAAAGGAATTATGAGCCATTAAAATTAATTCAAGAAATTTATAAAAAAGCAGGTGGCAAGTCGGATAGGCCTATAGCTATTGCAGACCATATTACGTTAAAAGATAAAGACGGTAGAACAGTGGATATGGAAATGATGCGATATCAAGATAAGATAGAACGTGATTTAAGATTTAAAGGCAAGTCTCCAGAGCTAGCTAGAGCTTTAGCTCAAAGACAATTTAATGAGTTTAAAGCTAATATATTTAAACAAATGAATCAAAAAGAGTATTATTTATTTAGTGGTCGTGGAGATTCAGATAGAATGTATTTTGCTAAATATAATCCTAAAACTAATGAATCATTGTCGGCAGGGTTGCTAAAAGAAATACAAAAAATGGGTGGCATGTCTAATGATGCAAATAGAATGCTTAAAAGTTTTCAAAGAGACTATAACAGATTAGCAGGTTTTGATAAAAAAACATTAAAAGTTATTCACGATAAAGCGTATATGTCTAATCTATTATACGACCTACAATTAAATGGGCTTGACGTTTCTACTCCTACAGCTATTAGAGCTAGTGCTAAAATGATGTTTTCTGGTAAAGGTGATTGGATACAAAATTCTAAAGGTTTTAATAAACGTTCTCAAATATGGCTAAACAATGGGTATGCAGGTGACCCTACATTTATTAAGAATTATAAAACTGAAAAAGGTAATAATGTTAAGCTAACTGATGGTAAAGCACGTTATATATTAGCTGAAGACTTACCTCAATCTATACGTAATAAAATGGATAAAGACCCGTTATATTCTTCAGATATAACACGTAAATCTACTGAATTAGGTGAGCATATTGATGGTGTTATTATTACTGAGGGTAGAACATTACGTGCTTTAAATGCAGATGCTGGTATGCCTGAACATCACGTTCAAAACAAGTCTTTTATAGTATCTCCTAATGCACAATATGGTGCGTTGCTTGGCAAGTATATGATGCATGATGCTGGAAATGCTATGTCTAAATACATGAGAGATGCTGGTATTAACTTTATTGTACAATCCTCTGCTGCAAAGCAAATAGGATTACGTAAAATGGGCGATTATAAAGTAACAAAAACTAAAGGATTAGATTTATTAGGTTCTGAAATATATGATTTAGATTTATCACATATTAAATATAACTATTCTGTTAAAAGTGATGTGCATATGACTAAATGGACACGTGCTGTTAAGCAAATGTTAGGCTCGTTAATGAACAATAGTCAAACTCCATTTAAAAATGAAACTATTCAAGATATGCTAAATAGTTTAATGGATAACAGGTTTACTGGAGAAGCAAAAGCTAATAAAGAATATATAGATTATTTAAAACTTGATGCTAATGGTAAAAAACAAAAGATTAATAGTATTATTAAAAATATTGAAAACCTTGGTATAGAGCAAATGATAGAAGGTATTAGAAGACCTGGCAATAATTTGTTTGCTGAGCGATTATATGATTACATGCTAACAAAGAATAAAGAAATATTAGAAGCAGATTATCGTGAAGGTGAAATTAATGAAATGGAATATCAAAATGCAATGTTTGAAATAAATGCAGAAAATGTTTCATATCAAAAGAAATTAAAAGCATCTAAAGAATGGAGAAAGCTAAATCCAAAATCAGCTAAAAACTCTGTTGATGCTATGTTATTTGATAAAGATGTACGTAATTATAGAATGCAAGTTATTAGAAACTTTGTTGTAAGAGAAGCAACACGTCCTGTTATGGCTAACTCTGCTATAGCTAGAATGAGACCTTATGATAAAGCTTTACAAATGGATTTAGATGGCGCTAATCCTAGATTAAAAGAACTAAATGCTAATGATAGATTATTCTTTTTAGATAACGGTTACAAACAAATGAAGATAGATACTGGAATTTCTGGATATGGTAAAAAAGGTATTGTTACTTTAGGCGAGCTATGGGAAGGTCGTAAAGGTACATATAAAGATGTTGCCCCTGAAATATTTGAAACATTAGCATTACGTGTTCCAATGGATTCTGTGTCTGGTGCACATGGATTAACCTTTAGAGGCTTTACTGGTAGAGAAGGATATGGCACATTGTTACATTCTAGAACTATGAGAGCGCTAGGTGGAGCTGATTTAGATGGTGATGAGGCACATATTTATTTTGGTGGCGAGAAAAAAGGATTTAAAAAAGCATGGCGTGAAGGATTTGAAGCTAATAAAGAAGAATTTTATTATACTAAAAATGGTAAACGATATGTTGGTGACAATAAAATGTCAGAAATTCCTGCCGAATTAAGAAAAGAATTAGGATTAGACCCAAAAATTAAAACGTATCAAGATTTACTTACTACGACAAAAGAATTTAAACCTGAAGAGCGTAAATTACTTAACTCTAGAGGTGCTATGTATTCATTACATGAACGTAATAGAATATCAGAAGCGGCTAGTAGAGGTAGGGCTCAGATGGGAAGTAGTGCTGTAGTGCCTAAACAAATGATGCAACAATTACATGCTATGTTAGGTGGTGGACAAAGTGAAAAAGCTACAAGTGATAATTTTACTATATATAAAAAAGGTAAATGGAACGAAGCGTTAGGTAAATATCAGTCTACAGAGTATAAGGTCATTATAAAGCCAAGAAAGGACTCTAAATGGCGAAAACTAGCTCAAGAGATAGGTAGAGCCCAGGTAGCCTTTTCTTCTGACCCTATGGATGAATTAGGGCTTAAGTCGCCTGATTACTGGTTTAAGACATTACACAATGCTCATTTTACCGTAGATATAGTAAATCCTAAAACAGGTAAAAAAGCAAAAGGTATTACTTTAAAAGATTTAAATGCTTGGGATTTAAAGAAGGGTAAATACGCAACTATTAATAACTTAAATAAAGCGTATTGGGGTAGAAATTATACTGAAGGTAGACGGTATACAATGGATGAAATACGTTCTATGGGAGAAGCTGTATATGACTTACCATTAGAACAACGTAATAACTTCCTAGTTAAAGTAGGCGAAAAGTTAAATCCATTAGATTGGAGTGATAATGCAATTGGCAGGATGGATGCAAAAGCTGTATTAGAGATGTATAACCGTATTAATGAAGAAGTAGCTAGTCCTAGATATAAATATTTAAAAGAACTATTAGGTAGAAGCTCGTTTTCTGTTCCTGAAAGTAAAGAGATGGTAAGAGCAATATTTACTATCGATAAAAGTAGAACTACTGTTAATAAAGGTGAAAAAATAGAATTTGGTTTTGACCTATGGAATCCTAAAAGACGTAGAGAAATTGCTAGAGATGAAGTTGTTTTTAACGAAGCTATTAAAGGTTTAACAATTAAGAAAAAGTTAATTGATGCTACAAAAAAAGGCAATAATGAAGATATTACAGCTGCACGCGAAAGAATATTATCTGAAATAGCATTAAAAGCTGAAGATTATTTTATTAATGATATAAATGACATGGCAACATTTAAAGTTATATCAGATTTAGCACGTAATATGTCACAAGCAGAATTACAAATAATTCCTAAGCTACATAGATTTGCTGAAAGTTTAAAAGACAAAAGCTATTTGATGGCTCATCAGCGTAAAAATACAGGCAACGTAGACTTTAATACTTTTACTCCTGAAATGGTTAAAGAAATTAAAAAATGGATGAAAGATAGTAAGTTACAAATTTTAATTCCTGAAGAATGGAAAACTGTTAAAGAAAAAATATCATCTACTATTGACAGGGCAGAAATAGATGTTGCAATACGTAAATTTAGAAAAGATAATAAATTAAGTAAAAAACAAGCAGAAATGCTAGATTACTTATTTCTTGGCACATATAAACGTGGTAATTTAAGCGGGATTGCTCAATTGGAAAAGAAACTAGATACTAACGACCCTTTAATGCGTGATATGATTAGTTACATGAAAGGGTTAGCTGCAGGTACATCGATGTCAAAATTAGGATGGAACTCTGAAGCGTTGTCTTCTGGAAAGTCAGCTATTAACTATGCAGGTGCCATTACTCACTTCTTTAGCGAACCTTGGAAAGCTCCTACATCAGAGCAAATTAAAAGTGCTCAAAATGTTGCAGAAAATATTAGAGAAACAATTAAAAAAGAAACTGGAACAGACTTCTTTGAACAAGGGGTATCTGAAACAATTGAACGAACAACAGGCTTTGAAGGATTAAAAGAAGGTGTTGAATTAAATGACTTGTCTCCAACATTACGTGCTCCTGTTACTAAATTACTATCTTACATTAAAGGTGAAAATCAAAAATTTCAACAAGAATTTAACGGTGTAGTAAGAAGTTTGTTAGGTAAAGATATTAATGTATTAAATTTAAATGATTATAATATATTAAACAGATGGTTTAAAGATGTTAAAACTGGAACTATTTGGCAGCAAATATGGGGGAAAGATAGCCCAACAGAGCTAGCTAAAAGGCATTATTGGTTATTTCCTAAAACTATCAATAAAGAGTTAATGAAAGATGATATACGTCTTATGGAAGAAAATGGTTTATATCTTGCACAAGGTGGCAGAATATTAACTGGTAAAGTAATGCGACCTACTCAATACGTAGATATGGTACAACGTTGGATAGCTCGTACTATGGATGGTGCTTCTGAAACTGGTGACGCATATGTTAAACTGTTAAAAGAAAAACTATTATTTTCTAATTCTATAAAAGATGGTGAAACATTACGTCAAATAGCAGTACGTGAAAGAGAGTATAAAGGTTGGGAGTCTTTAAAATCATTAAGTGTTGAAGATAAAATACACTTAGTAGAATATCGTGACAGATATAATGATGTCTTAAAATTCCATGGTGAAAAATTAAATAAAACTTATCAAGTGCAAATAGAAGGTAAACGTGTTGAATTAACAGGTAGAGAAATTGTAGACCGTATCAATAAAGAATACACTAGCTATTTTGAAGAAATGCATAAATTTATTAGAGGTGAAGAAAATTGGCTAGAAAAGAATAAAATGATTAAAGGTTATTATGGTGGAGATAAAAAATCTCCTATTATTGATAATAAACGATTTAGCAAATTTCTATTAGACTCTTGGCGTAAAGGTGAAAATGTTACTACTAAAATAGGTGTTGACAACCTTAGAGTATTATCACGTTCATTAATGATAGACATGGCTAAAGGTACTCCTGAATATGCACAAGCTTTAAAATCTAAGCCTATTGAACCAACAGGTAAATGGCGTGGTTCTTTTGATTATTACTTTCCACATATGCATTTTAATAAAAAAATGGCTGGTGAAGGTATGAAAAGATTAATGAAAAAAATCTATGAAACGCCGTTATCAGAGTTTGATGCAGACCCTAAAAAAGCAAGAGCTAAACGTGATAATGAAGTTAAAAAAGTAATATATAAAAATCATACTTTAACAGGTGATTGGCAATTTAAAGAAGTAGAAGACTGGGCTAACCATGATAGAATTATGGATGAAATAGCTGAATCTAGAGCTGCTAAAAAAGAACAAGTAAAATGGCCTGTTGACTTAACTAAAGCTGGAAATATGAACAGTAGAATTTCACATATTCCTGGATGGTCAATTGATGCATCAGCACCTGAAGCTTATTCACGTGCTATTGTTAATACGTATTATAGACAGCTATCTCAAATATTATCACGTAATATTATGCAAGAAATGTATGGTAAAATGAAACCAATCTGGGGTGAAAAGCAAGCTGTAGCATGGCAAAAGTTTATGCAACTATATGTACAAGATGCTATTGGTAACCCTACTGTAATACCTGAAACATATTTAAATGACCCTACTATGAAATTACGTGGAACTCCATATGCGTGGTGGGCTGATAGTAATGTTGAAAAAAGAATTAATAAAGCATTAGATGCATTTGGAATAGGGAATAAAGATTTGCCAAAAGAAATGCGTGGTGTTGATATGCAACAACTAAGACATTGGTCTAATCTTGAAGGGCAATTTGAAATGGCTGCACTATTAGCGCATCCTAAGTCTGCTATTACTAACGTGTTTGGTGGTACTATGCATACGGTTGAATCTGCAGGTTGGACTAATTGGCGTAATTCACGTAATATAGAATGGTTAAGACAAAACATTAATTCTAAATGGAAATCCATGGAAGATGTAATGGAATTTGTAATTGAATCAGGTGTATATCCTGAATATATGATTTATGAAGCAGGTTTAAATAAAGAAATACGTCAAGGTAAAAATAGAGAATTTATTGAAGATGTAGCTAAAAAGCTTGCTAGACAACCTGAAATGTCTGAAACTTCATTAAAAGAAATTGCTAAGCAATATGGTGTTAAAGATAAAATAACACAATTTGCTGCTAAATTTATGACTGTTCCTGAGAAAATGATACGTAGAGATGCTTTTATGGCGCATTATATTCAAGCATGGCAAAGATATGGTGGCGCTATTAAAGACCCTAAACATCCATTCTTAGTAGAACAAGCTAAAAAAGGTGTACAAGCTACACAATTCTTATATTCAGCTCCATTTAGACCTGCATTTGCACGTACTGCTCTTGGTAAGGTTATGACACGTTTTCAATTATGGTCGTGGAACTCTGTAAGATTTAGAAATGACGTTTATAGACAAGCAAAAATATATGGCTTACGTCCTGGTTCGGAAGCGTTTGATAGATATGCTAGAACTATGCAAATAGATATGTTTACTTTTGCATTAGCTAATATGTTTGCTTACTCAATATTTGAGACTGCTTTACCTGCTCCATATAACTGGATGCAAGATACTGCTGATTGGGTATTTGGTAATGAAAAAGAAAGAGATAGAGCATTCTTTGGGCAATGGCCGAAACAACTTGCTCCGTTGCAGATGGTAACTCCTCCCATCCTTCGGCTGTTGCCTACATCTATGAGAGCTATGGTAGATGATGATTGGTCTAAAATTAGTAAATATTATATTTGGACTATGTTCCCATTTGGAAGAGTAGCACGTGATTTAGTTGGACCTGGTAATCTTGTTGATAATCCAATACGTATAATGGAAAAGACTAGTGGATTTCCGTTATTACAATTACAAAGAAAAGGAACAGGTTTACAAGCAGAAATAGAATCAGGGGAAAGAGAATTGCCACCTACACCTGGCGGTGGCTTATCTCCATTTGGGTTTAATGATGAATAATCGCATGCTGCGGTGAGTATCGTTAAGAATCTTCTACCATACCCCAAAGCAGCATTAAATATACGATTATATCTGTAATTCTACCTCGTACATCTTCTCTTTGCGATTTATATCCATTAACGTAAGCTTTAATGCCATCTACGTGTTTTAATAGATATATCATCAATACTTTTTCACGACTGATATTTAATGCATCACCAATACGTTCAAAGTTTGCGAATACATTATCCTTCTTGTGCGCGTACTCCTTCTGCCCCGACTCTCTCGTCTTTGCTATCTCCGTCAGTATCACGTCCATCAGCTTGTTCATTTTCTTGCTGTTCATTTACTTTCTCCTCTATTAGCGCTTTCATTTTCTCTACAAACTCATCACCGTCTGATGTATGCTCAATATAACGTTCAAATAAAGCTATATAATCTTGAACAATCATATCTAGTCTGCCTATCGCCATTTTCATTTGTTTCATTTCAGTAGCAATAACTTTTACTGCTTCTCCTGTTGTCATTTTGGTTTTCTTCTTAGCCATCTAGCGTTTTCTCCTTCATGTATTGTTTTACGTGTTTACTTCCATAATTTTCTCTATATGTGCAATGTCTACATACAGGATACAATATTGGCGGTATCCAATCTGACACATATTGCGTGCTTTGTATCCTGTAACTTAATTGTAGATTGTACATTTTTTTACACATTTTGCATGTAAAGTTTTCTTTACCTTTGTTTTCGATTAACTGAAGACTCATTTATTTTTAGGTTTTCCATAGTTCCTGCCTACTATTGTAGACATTTTAGCCATAGCAATTTTAAAATCTTCATTTATTCGTTCTCCAACTGAGCTTTCTCTAGGCTTTCATGTATAAGGCGTTTTTTCTACCCTTACAAGCGATATCTCATCGTCAGTGTGGGTAGTATCTATTTCTTCACTACCTTCCATATTATGCCCATTTAAGCACGCTGCTCTAAATTCGTGTTTATTAAAGTTTTCATCTTCTGATTCAAAGTATTTAGATAAGCTATTAATTAACATTTCTAAATTATTATTTCCAAGAAGATTTCCGCCTACTATTTTAGCTATTGCATTATAATGTTTAATCTCCATTTTTCTGCTCCAATTTTTCAATTCTTTCTTCAAGTTTATCAAGACGACCTTCAGACCCCTGTATGAGGTCTGTTAGGTCATCGACAATTTTAAACTTCTTTCCTATAGTATTGTCAACTATCTTTAATACTTTTTGCAGTATTATATCTTGCAAGCCCATAATTACGACATCCTTTGCAATGTGCTTCTCATAATATGGTCGTATATCCACCAACATCTTCCATTGTCTGATGCTTTTAAAGCAGCTGTCTTAACTTTATCTTGAAAAGACATCCCTCTATATTCTTCAGCATATACAGGCTTTGGACCTTTATTATTTCTATTTGCTTCTTTTATTGATTCTGCTGGCATAACATTATACCTTCTTTCTTTTCCTAAATACCTATAATTGTTACTCATTTTATTTGCTCCTTATAATAAGTTTTCTATTTCAGTTTCTTTAAGCCCTAGCTTGAAATTACTTGGTAACTTCATGCTCTCTTTTGGGCGTGGATTATTTCCTCTGTAATCACTATTTAACCAGTACCACAAATCTACACAACCTTCAACTACATTTGGAAGAAATTTTAATTGTTTAAATGTTGGATTAGGCTTCTTTTTCCATTTATCATTAAGATATAATCCATATATTTCATCAATCATATATTCACTTCCTGCTCCTGTATCTTCTACTATAGTATCCCATAGTATTTTATACATTGTAGCTTGTAAATCATGTGATTTATAATGACCACCTGTTTTAATATCTATTAATACATTCTTATTATCAATACGTGCTAATATATCAAATCTACCTGCGAATCTTACTCCAGGAAATGCTAACATTACCTCTTGCATTATTACTTCAGGTGCATAATCATTATACCATTGTTCTAAACACATTACTCTTTTTACTATTTCTGGACCAGCATCTAATATAACTTCTTCTCCATTAAGTAAATCTTCACATATTTCATGTACAATAGTACCACGTTTAGCTGCTTCATCTCTAACTTTACAAGCATTATCCCAACTTCCTTGATTAGCTAGCCATTTATGAAAGAACTCTCCTTTACCAGCAGCTGATAATATTGATGTCACAGATGGAACCCATTGCTTACTTCCTGCAATAGAATACCATCTAGTTTTACCTTCTTTAGAATGTATTGGGTTTGTTTGTAAATATTTAATTACTGGGTGCATCCAAATATCTCCTCTATTGGTATTAAAGCCATTTCACTACAATTGTAATCACCTCCCATTACTATGCGACCATTACCATTGCGAACTATATCTTTAACACGTGTTTTTAAATCAGATACTGGTAAAATATGTATGCTTTTAATATTGAAATTATCTACTAATATTGTAGCCCAAAAATCTGCTTTAGTTACTGATAAACCACTTGGTTTATTACTAGCATGATTATGTAATTCAATAGCAATATTACCTGTCTTTTTCCATGTATCTCTTTCAGTTTTAACTTCAATTGTTTTATCTTGAAGGATTAATGCTAAAGCTTTTTCATAGACTTGTCCAAACTTTAAATCTATATCAAAATTACTATTATCATTAAACATTTTTTTATTTAATTTGCTATCAAAATACTCTTGTATTTTTGTAATAGCATTGTGTCCATTATCTACTTCCATTTTATTCCTTTTGTTAATATTAATGAGAGAGCTTAACAGGCCTTATCAGCAAAGAAAGGATTTAAGACGCTTCATATGCCTTGTTGACTTCGCAGTTACAACACTCTCTCATTAATTGTTTATTTAAAATCCAGGCAATCCTGGAATTGGTTGTTTAAAGATGTCTTCTTTTTCTTCAAACTGCTCCTTTATTGCATTTTGTGCAATCTTACTTACTCTTTTATTTATAGCGTGTGTTTCAAATTGCATATGTTCTAATGTTCTTAATGTACTATCTAATTCAGCTAATAATTCTGCTTTAGATATATCAGTGCGTACATACAATTTTAACAAATTATTTTCTAAGCTATCAACTTTAGTTTTAAAGTTATTAACATTTTTATTTATTTGTGATACAACTGACATAGCATTGCTTATAGTTGATTGAGCTACTTTAACTGACTCCTGCAAGTCTTTATAAATAGGGTAGTTAGCTGCTACTGCAATTATAATTAATACTACATAGTTTATGATTTGTTTTTTCATTTATCCTCCCATTACATCTGATTTTGAAAGTTTACGTAATATGTAATCCTGAGCTGGCTTAGCAATTTTACTTAAGAATCTTAATAAACTTGCAAATTGATTATGTGTCAATGGACCTTTTCTACGGTTACATCTATCACATATCATTTGCAGATTTCCTGCTGTAGAATCGCCTCCTAAGCTAAGTGGAATAATATGGTCGCAAACCATATTATTAATATTGAGTTTGTTAACACAATATCTACATTTGCGACCATATTCTTTTAATAGGATATCACGTATTTCTTTAAGACTCATGCAAAATTCTACTTCATATTCTTTACTACGTCTTTTTAGAGTAGTTTTTAAAGTAGATGATTTTTTCATAAGTCTATGAAATACATTTCTCCAATGATTTCCATGTAGCTTTTTAAGTTTCTTTTGAAACTTTTGTTGCCATTCAGAAATTACCTTTGTTTGTCTTGTTGGTTTACGATATACCATGACCACTTAAGATGTTATCTTTGTTTACTCCAAATATAAATGTAAAACGTAATTTATATATTTGAATTGTTAAAGATGTTGAGCTTCCTATTTCATTGTTTATAGACGTAATTCCTATTAAGAATATTTTAAACAATCTAATATAAAAGCAGTTAAGTGTCAAGTTTATCTCAACCAAGAAGTTCATGATTTTATTCATATGTTCTCCTAAGTCTAAAACTTTCTGTCCATTCTACATCGCACTCCCAATTGGAGTCGCCGTCTGTATTTTTGAGCATCTTTATTGTTTTCTTAGGGTTATCAGCTTGTCCATCAACTGAAATAACTTTTCTACTAGCATTCTCTATGGCTCCAGAGCCTTTGGCTGAATATAATGTCAGCTCATTTGATTTACTATGTTCTCTGCCAACTTGAGATACTTGTATAATAATTACATCCATATTAACTGCGATATTAGATAAGCTATGAGAAATATATTTAATTTTCTCATGTTCACTTCTTCCATTACCACGTGTATCTATTAAATCGATATAATCTACTATTACTAGTGATGGTTGCAACTCTTTTATCTTTTGCTGTATTTGGTCTATAGTAGGTGATATTGTTTGAAACGTGATGTGAGCTAAATCATCTTTATGCTTTTCAAACACGCCTTCAAAATTATCATTTACCTGCTCTTTATTTAAGCCAGATACAATTTGCAATCCTCTTCTATGCATATACCAATCTGCTAATTCTAATGAAAGAAATAGTGTTGGTACTTGCCATTCAGGATTGATAGAATTAGTTGCAAAATCTACTCCTAAAGCTAAATTTTGAACAAATGTACTTTTATTTGAGCCTGTTCGCCCAAATACAGTAATAAGTTCACCAGGATATATATCACAATCAACGTGATTCATACCCAAAGCTTTTGAAAGATTTATAGTTCGACCACTAAAGTCAGTTGTTAACCTTTCTTTTAATTTAGCTTGTAGAGTTTCTACTGATGCTGTTTCAATCATATAGTCTTTACGTTGAAAATGTATACATTTAGTTTTACAATGCTTTTCCATTATTTCATCTTTACAACCGTATTGATAACCTGCATTATAAACACGTTCAACTATACCATTTAAAACTTCTTTATTTAGCTGATTTTTATTCCATTCCGTTAGAACAGCTTTTGCATAATAACTAGGTACGCCATTTCGTCTTAAGTGACTGACAATACGCATGGCTGTTGTATTTCTACAACCATCTTGTGGACCTTGCATAAGCATTTGCTGCACACAAGGTACTATTGTCAACGGTTCTCTAACTTTATTTAATGCATCTATCTTTGGAACGTTAGTTTGCACGTACTCTGATAATTCTCCTTCTCCTAATAAAGACTGATACGGGAACTCTATTCTTGGCTTTTTTGCAAGCTCTATGATAGATTCTGCTTTTTCATTCATTATCTCTTTTATAGTTAAAGGTATCTTATACAAATTAGTTTTTTGATTTAGAGTGTGCTGTACTCTGTACAATGCAGTACGAATATACACCATATAATCAGCATGTGGAAATAATTTCTTCATCGTATTCTTGACAATATATGGCAAGTCTGTTGATGTTGGAAATTCAAAACAATCATTACTTAAAACGATATGATATCCACTTCCTGAAAAATAAGGTTGCATACTTTTATGAGTACAGCCTAACTCCTCTAAATCAAATACAATACTACGTGCTAAGTTGAGAGTATGCTCGTCTGTATTATCCTGTTTATCAATATCAATTAACACTTTATCAATACTACGTTCTCCATAATAATTCTTTAGCGTGTGTCCATTCTTTTTAGCGAACTCTACAGCTTCTTCATTATATGTATAAGCAGAACGATATAACGTGCTATTCATATCAATATATTGGAATAATTCATTTTTAGGTATTAGCATTCCTCTATTGAATGGTGTACCTTGTGCTATCTCAACATATTGCATTATAGATTATCTAATGCCAATGAACCTAGTTCATTACTATCTACAGAATTAACAGGTTGAGCTTCACCTGTATCTTCTTTAATATAGCCTCTAGATTTCATCCAATCTATATCCTTTTGTAATTGCTCTTTGCAATTTCCACCATTAGGATAGATTTTATAGTGAGCAACATTATAAGCTTGCTTACCAGGTTTCTTAGGTGCTGCTTTATAGAAATAAGCTAGATATTTACCATTTGAACCAGGAGTGTCTCCATCCCAATCAGTTGTATATTGATTTAAATAATCAGCAATACTATCTATTTTATTACCTTGAGCATCTTCCCACTCACCTTTTATATTAATACCAGCATCACAATTGATTGCTGCGAAGAATGCGTACATTCTTTTGATTACACTACCACCTGTAACATTGCCATTTGGTTCTTTTTCAAAACCACCAACAATATTAGCATTTCTAGTGTATTTACTTCCATCTTGTAATAACTTTACTGAAAGATATATATCAGCCCATTCAAAATCTGCTGATTTATCTTCTATATCCACTATAGTACATGGACATATTCCACTAAAGTTACTACCACTTGTATTTTCAGGTTTAAATAATGCCATATTATTTAGCCTCCTTTTTATATATGTTTTTCCAATCAAATGGTAATATTTTACCACGTAAATGAGGACTTCTTGAACCTGCTTCTAAAGCATCGTCCGATTTGAATGAAATCATTAATTTTTCATTTTCGTCTCTAAATACGTAGCCTATTGCATCACTATCTGACATTATCATGTTCTTTAAGCGTCCAGTAATATCAAGACTTTCAGGCTCTACTGTTGCCTGTCCCTCTACTACTGCTTTAGCTGTCTTTCTATGACCAACTATAATAAGATGGTCGCATACGTCTTTAAACGCATGTATAGTATTCATAACTTTATCACGTGCTAATCCCCAACCTTTTCCGAAAGGTAGGTCAGCTAAAGCTTGAACACTATTTTCTTCACATACTGCTGCTTCTGCCCATTGTACTACTTTATCGATAGTATCAATAGCTATATATTTAAACTCGTGTCCTTCACGTGCTTGTTTTAATATATCTATTAACTCTTTACGATTATTAGCATTAAGTATATGACCTTCTACCATATTAGAACCAGACTCTGTATCAATAATAAGACATTTGTCTAGACTGGATAACATTGTAGTTTTACCTATTTTGGGAGGGCCATACATTAATAGCGTACTTGGATTTTGAGAAACAGCTTTTCTCTTTGCTACTTTTAGTACCATTTTGCTCCGTTTCTGAAATATCAAGAGTCTCACATATGTTCTCCCTGTGAACCGTCGGGTCGGATATCCACAGGAGTTATGAACTCAGTTATTGACTCTTGATAATTTCAATGTTTTTGTTAAATAACGACTATCTAATATACAATAATTATTTCGGTTTTCCAACAATTAAAGCTGGAAATGTGAAGAAAAATTGCTTAGGATAGTCCTCATCATTTAACGTTTTCTTTATAGTATTAGCTATAAAAGCTCCACTCATATTAGAACAGTAGGAAGTCGCTTTAGCATTACAGGGTTCATCTTCAGCATCTGCATCAGAATACCATGTTCTCTTATATTCTTTAAGAGTTGGTTTTCTAAATGTAAACTGATGATATTCCTCCGCACCCATACGACCATCTATTAAAAGATAAGGTTTATTTTTACCTTTCATAGATTCCTCCGCGGCTTCTAAGCGACTATCCATACTGTCAAACCCTAAAACTACTATGTCACCTTCTCCTATGGGTTTAATGAACTTGGTAAATCTACCATATTGTTCATGAACACGTACTTCTGGGTTTATATTTTCTAAATGTTCACGTAATGCTACTACTTTAGGTTTTTGTATATCCTGATATATGTAGTGGCTTACACCAACATTTTGTATCTCAACTTTATCTAAGTCATACAATACAAATTGCATTGCACCCATTCTTGCTAGTTGAGTAGCTGCGGAACTACCAATAGCTCCGCAACCAAGAATGTGAAAGATTTTATCGTCAAAATCACTGACTAAATGCAAGCTTCTTTCATTAATTCGCATTCTGTTTACTCCCTTCTATGTTTTCAAACATATCATGTGCATGTAGATATAGCAATTCATTATCTATATCTGTTCTATTGCCTTTTGATATCTTTTTTAATACCCTAACATTATATTGCTTTAGTCTTTCATTTATAGATTTCACTCCTTTACGAAAGACTTTTAGCTTTATAGAACCATCAGTAAAATTATCAGATAATTTATCCATTTCTTCTACACATGTTTCAAATAATGCATCAGGTACTCCTGTTAACTCAAGTTCATTTTCATCTTCCCATAAACCATACGTATAGCCATAATTATAGCCATATCCATGTGCTGGTTTTGGTTGCTTCCATAGATTACCTTGAGTTCCACCATATGTAATAACACGTGGTGTTTCTTTAGAACATAACTTTTTAACTTCTGCATCTATTGCATCATTAACATCACGTTCTTCTTGAAGGAAGTTTAATTCTACATTTTCTTCGTGTAGGAATGGTTTAAAGAATTGAATACGTAATTTATATTCTCTCTTTAAATTAACTACTAAAGATAATGTCCAGTCATCAGCAGGGTGCCCTAATATAGTAGCATCGTCAGTACCTGACCAAAATGCTCCCATTGTATGATGACTATGCCACCAACAATGCCTTACATCGTTACCATGCTTGCCTATCATTTTAGAATAGTGAATTGCTAATTGACCACCGTCCATTTCACAATTACTAGCTGATATTTCTTGTTTAAGAATTACAGGGTCTTCTAATATATAATCACCTTCTTCATCTTCTAAAACAACTAACTGACCACCTATTTCAGACGTAAATTGTCTATAAGCTGATTCAGCATATGCTATGACTTTATCGAAGTTCTCGTGTGATATCCAGAACTTTTTGTTTTTATTATTTTCAGGTTTAGTATTCATACCTAACACCTTCCTCTCTCCCGTTAAGGAATTTATTATATGTCCAATAATCTTCTCTAGCTGACACATATCTTTGTGCATATAGCCAAGAATAGTGATTATTTTCTATATCGTTATTTGTTAATTTACTAATAGCTTCTTCAAAGCCCATGTTTTCAGTTTGTAATGCTAGCTCTTCATACATTTGTTTATTGTCCATATATACTTTATTTAATACAAAACCACGTGCATACATTTCATACATTAAGACAATATTATGTTCATTAGGTCCTGTTAATATAAAATTATCTACAATTTCACGATAATCATTCCAGTCTCTAACGTCAATAAATGAACCAAAAGTACGTTCTATAGTTCTACGTTTGAATTTATTAATACTTTTAAAGTAATATAAATCAGCAAACATTTCATATATTTTGCTAGTATCTACTTCACCATCTAAATGCGTACATAGTATATTAAATGCTTGTACCCAATTGGAATCAGCTACATCTGCCCATGATACTTTATCTGTATTAAGCCTTGCATATGTTCTACATGTTTCTGTAATAGCACATCCATTGCAAAACTTATCAAGAAAGCTTGATTTTTCATCAGCATTAGCATGCTTGATATATTTAAAACATGTTCCACTACTACCTGATATATGAGCTCTTACATCTGCATCCCATTCTTCTCTAACTCCAAATGATACTTTAGATAGATTGTTTAATGGAGATGTAACGCCTACTGAAAATGAATTAGCCCATATATTAAGATACATTTTAAGTAATGTAATATTACCTTGAAATATAGCTCCATATATATCATTACCTAGTTCACCTAAGCAAATATTCCCATTGCCATACGTGTTGAAATGATTTACCATATTAGTTCCGCTATATGTATCAGTAGTATATACAAATGGATGCTCTATTCCATATAAATGTGGAAATTTATGAGCCGCTGTTCCAACATGTTCAGTTTTAACCATATGTTGACCTTTTGCTATTCTGCGATGATTTGTAACCAATGTTACTAAATCTACAGTAAAACATACTACTAATTTACCATAAGGCAATTCAGCATATTCTCTACTCATATCAGCATTAGTTACATTGATTCTTACATCATCTAATAACACTCTTATATTAATAAACCATTTAGCTGGATTAGATTCTCCAAAATGGTCATATTTAATATTATTAGCGTGTTCTATATTTTCATACATTACTGTGTTCCATACACCAGCAATTTCATTATTTTCATTAATCTCAGGATATAATCTACCAACTTTATCGGTTCTAGCATCATCATAGTTGCCACCACGATATCCTCTTAATGTTCTTCCGAAATGTGGAATAGGACTAATATCTACTTTAACATTATCATATTCTGTTGTAAAACTATTTAACAATTGATATAATAATCCTTTTGCTTCATTTAAATCTTCATCACTATAAAGCTCTGTTCCATCTTTTCGATAACGATATAACATATTATCAAGTTTATGTAATGAATCTTGAAAGTTTTGATATCGCCAGTTATTTCTTTCTAATAGTTTATGAATACTATTAGCTCCGCGTCTCTTTTTCCAATGTGGATATAAAACGTTATTTATACTTTTTTTAAGTTTATTATATGTTCCTGGTTGCCATCTAGCACTTCTAGTAGCTACTAAATCCATTTCATATTGTTCATTAAACTTAGCTAATTGTTCTGAAAATTCAGCGAATCCTGATAATTGTTGATAGTTTAAATGACTTAAATCTAAATCAGGTGTCTCTGGTTGTTCTGTAAAATCAAATGAATATTGCATTTTTATTTACTCCTTTATTTATCTCAGGGGAGATTGTATCACACATCTATCTCGATAGGAAAGGATAAGTATCCCCCCTGATGTATTCTAGTATTATTCAAATAAGCTGATTAAGGATTATAGGGCGTGACTTGACTATCTATTGCTAATTTTCCATTGACTCATTATAATGGAGTCTGGACCATAGCTCAATGTACTGTGCGTTTCCTATTCCTTAAAAGAACCTTATTTGTACCCAATGTGATAATTACTGATTACCACCTCTTTTATTACCTGCAACATGAACAACTCTATCATCTTCAGCAATTGGTGTTGCATCAGAAGAGTCAACATCATTTACACAAATGTGACCTGATAATCCTAACTCTTCTCTTAATGCTCCGACTGTATTTGCTGCATTATTTTCAGTTGCTGCCATTACTACTCTTGTTGGTTGTAATGTCATTGTACCATTCATTAGTTGAATAGTTGTTTCTGTTGTAGTTACTACTGTTTCTGTAGCCATCTTTATTTACTCTCTTTCTCATCTTGCGATGAATTGTGAGAACTCTTGTTCTCGTGATTAATCAATAATATGCTAGATGCCATATCTACCATATTTACGCGTTCTTGCTTATTATATTTTAACTGTTTAAGCAATTTCTTGCCTTTTTCAGTCAATCCATATAATTTTTCTGACATACTTATTCCTCCTCTACTTGTATGTTCATTTTATCTACTAAAAATAACAATACCGCTATTTCAAAGAAATCATCATGACTAACACCTTCAGCACTATCTATAATAATTAATGCTTTTTTTAGTGTTTTATTGTTCATTCTATCTACTTTCTTCTTAAATACGTGATATTGTTCCATAACACTTACTACTTTTTCCATACTGCTCCTTCTAAAGATAGTAGATACCTTTATCTTTATTAAAGCTTAATTTTCCACCATTTTTCATTAATATAGGAAATAATTTTTCAACAGATTTATGTGCTAAAGCATGACTGCTAGCATTACATAGCCATAAATTGTCAATATTATTATTAGTTTTAACACAATCGATATGATGGACAAATTCATCTTTCTTTAATTGTCTACCTAAATGTTGTTCCATTACATATCTATGTTTATAAACCCATTGTCCTTTATACCTATTATCCCATATTCTTTTATATACATAGCCATCTTTCTTTACTCTCCAACCATCTTTATATACTTTTCTTTTATTCATATACATTTGCATATATTGTTGGCATTTTTTAGTACAATATGCTCTTTTATTATTTAAAGCATCTAATCTTTGTGGACATGTATCACCACATACAGAACATTCTGTTATTCTATATGTAGTATGCTGAAATGGTCTAATAGCATCTTTACTAATAGATTTTACCTTAATAGTATAAGTGCCATTATAATTATCTTTAACATGATTATCTACATCTTTGTTAATTAATTGATTAATTGTCATTACTACTCCTTTGCGTATTTATTTAGCGTGTTTATATTAATTAAGTAGCAGTTATATACTGATATATCACAAAATGGATATATTGCGTGTTCAGCATGCTGCTACTTAATTAATTGTTTAATTGAGGTAGAGAGCTAAGTTTTGTGTTAATTGCGACTCAGCTCTCTTTTTCAGAGTATCAAAAGGGTCATAATATCTAGACCTGGCATATCTCACGATGGATGCTCTCTACTCCGTCAGTAAGTTATATAAATGGCCAAAGTATAACCTCTAATATACTTGGTTGATATTTAATAATACCTATCATTAAATACCCTATAAATAGCCAACCTATTAAATAAGTTAACTCTTCATCTGTCCAGCTACTACACCATCTTTTAAATCTAGTTAATCGTGATGGTTTAGCTTTTTCCCATACTTTATTCATAAAGTCATCTCCTACTTTTAATGCTCTGTTTTCTTCTTCTATTTTCTTATAGAACTTTTCCCAATGCTCTACTTCTTCATCAGTTAATGGTTCAACAAATAACCGTTGTAATGGGGTTCGTTCTATATCATCTCTACCAACTGTATGAGTCAATGAATACTCATTATACTCATCTTCTTCAGGTGGATAATCAGGTGACCAGCAATCTTTTACAACTTCAGGTTCAAGGATACAATCACTAATATCATGTCCATTAGCTTGTAGCTCCATTATTGCATCTTCCATAGTTTCAGGAATATCATCAGATTCTGCTCGTAATACACCATCCTTATAATACTTCCAAGCCATATTAAACCGCCTTTCTTTTAGCATTTCTGGCCTTTATTCGTGCTATTTGTGCAGGGGTTCTACCATGCTGTTTAAGATAGGTATTTTTCTTCTGCCTATCTATTTTAATTTGCTTACTATTTCTCATAATGCTATTTCCTTATGCTATGAAGAGATGCCAATAGTCAGATGAGTTACTAATAGCTAAACTACTAATCATCCCGGTTATCAGCCAATAAGACATCTCTCCTGTTTATATTTACGTGTTTATTATTAAAAAAATTAAAACTACCTAAAAGTTTCTACAGCAGTTATTG